TAAAACTAATGGTAGTGTGGGTGTATGACTCTCCTTTAAGGAAAAAAGAGCAAGAACTCCAACGGGAAATAGATAAGAGTTTGAAGGCCGAATCTGAAAAGATAGTAAAGCTCCTGAGCCTACTGGATTATTTACACAGGCATAAGTTTAGGTCAGCCAAGAAACTGCGGGAGTCGGCTTTCTATGACGCGAAAAAGACTCGGCCGATATTTTCGGAGGAGCAGGCCGAGATGTTGGTGGGGAACATGAAAATGAAGGGGGGGAAGNCNCCNCACAATGTTGTTGTAGACGCAAACAAATCCAGTTATCCTTTGACTGAGTACATTATTGATACAGCCACAACTACCGCGGCAAGAATTGACCCAACACCCATTTCACCGACAATAGGTACGGCTTTTGGGTTCATAAAAGCTCCCATAAAATTCGTGGAAAACACGCCTTTTGGACCCGTAGTTGAAATTGGAATTGGGTTAGTTCATACTGCTTCTGAAATCGGGGTGACATTGCTAAACAGTCTTGGACCAGCTATCGGAGGACCTGTTGGAATGGCAGTAGTTCTTCCGATTTCGCTATTTATTGCTTTAACTTCTTCTTCGCTAGCAGTGGCCGAGGGGGACTTGGGACAAGCAGTAGTACATATTGTCAACGCATTACCTATAGTGGGTCAGCCACTCGTAAAAGTCATTACAAAAGGTGAAAGTATGAGTCGTCGTGTTCAAAGAATGAGTAAAAAAGTTGGGAGAATTCCGGTGGTAGGGCCGACAATAGCACGACTAATTCCCAAAATAGGTGGTAAAACCCGAAGACGCCGTCGCAACTAATTTTGCGTTTCTTTAGATAAATGGTCCGTAGACATACCAGAAGACGTGGTGGCATGAGTCCTCAGCTAGCAGCCCAGTTGGCTAAGCAGGAAGAGGCTGGAAAGAAGTTCAAGCTTGAGATGCTCCTCCGCCAGATGGAGAAGAAAGGAGAAGAACTCAAGAAGAAGATACAGACCCAGAAGGCAAAGGCGGGTCGCAGAAAGGCGTCTAAAACGAAGCGCCGTCATAGAAGATAAATGGACGAAGCAGCAACGAACAAGGTTCGCAGTTCCCTAAAAGAGTGGGTAGCGCTTGACGATCAGGAGCGCGATCTCCGTCGTCAAATTAAGGAAATCAAAGACAAAAAAGCCCGCAACTCTGAGAACATCCTGGCCTTTATGCGTGATAATTCCGTAGACAACTTTTCTCTAGAAGGAAATGGTCTTGGAAATATTTCTCGTTCAATTCGCACTTCCCGTCCTGCTCTGCGCCGCAATGTCATTCGGACACAACTTTTGATTCAGTTTGCCGACCAGCCCCAGCGTGTAGCAGAAGTTCTGCGTGCTATTGAAGGCATTCCTGAAGGCGCCGATGATATGTCAATTGGTGGGACGCAGCGCGAGCTTCTAGTTCGACACATTCCTCGCACTAAAACTACGATGACGATGACAACTTAGCCAGAGCATCTTTTGCCGCTAATTGTTCAGCTTGCTTTTTTATCACAGAAGTTCCCACACCCATTCGCTTTCCGCTGGGGTCTACTGCCGCCATAGTATAAACTCCCTCTGTGGAAGAGAGTATAACATAAGTGGGCGTGCAGTGAAAGTTTGCTTGGCAAAATCTCTGGAATTGTTCTTTGAAATTTCGGTTATTCAATAAAATTTTGGGGATGTCAATGTATTGCTCAACTAGAGAAATCACGAATTTATAGGTGGTCTTGAAATCGTTGCCGCAATCTGTCCAGAGTGCGCCAATAAACGCTTCCAAGATATCGCCAAGTTTCTTTGCGTTCGCGCGCCCATTACAAGCCTCTTCATTGTGTCGCGAAATGATATAGAACTTGTCCAGTCCGATTTTGGCGCTCAAAGTTCCCAGCGTTTCGTTACAGACAATCTCCTTTTTCAAGTCGGTCATGAAACCCTCTTGCTCGGATGGGAAGCGTCGCATTAGGTAAGTGGATACGCTGGCGCCCAAAATAGTGTCGCCCAAATGCTCAAGTCGCTCATAAGATTCGTCAAAGAGCTCTAGACAGTTCGGGGGTTTAGACGCTAAATCAATGACTTCGCCAGTGGGGCTCGTGTATTCCTTTCGCTTAACGTAGGAAGAGTGAACCATGGCTGTCTGGTACAAATTAAGATTGGTTGGCGAAAATATACAATTGTGTTTTTGAAGAATCGCTTGAACGTCTTTGGAGGCGATCAAGCGATTCCGCAAATTATAGGGATTATAAAGCATCTTTAACTTCTAAGTTTTAGATTGCGTCTAGTTCGTTTTCCACTACCCTGTTGTGGGTTCTCAATCATCTGCTTCATCGCCTGGATCAAGTTGGCATTCTGCTCGAGCATCTGTGCATTGGTTATTATCATCTCTTTTAGGGTCGCATATCTCTTGAGTAAACTTATGAATGATGAAGTCAGGTTCTCGTTTCGCACACAATTGTGGAATCCGGCTATCAAAGTGGCCCTTCCGTCGCCTTTTGAGTTGATGTGCTCGACGATAGGGTCAACCTTCTCATTAACAGCTGCGGTTCGTATCTCCTTCCACGACTCAACGTTTTCCGGCCGAATGTTGTTCTTACACTGGCCATCAGGCTTGACAATATTGTTCAATAAAATCTGGATATAGTCGTCGTTTCGCTTGAAGCGAAGTTTATCTACTGCCGTTCTTTCAATCGCCAAAAAAGAGTTGTCGGTCTTGATTTCATTACAGCAGATATGAGCCCAGGCATATTCCAACTGAAGTTCGCGCAAATTGGGATTGTCGCCTTTTTTGTAAAGTTTTAGGAACATAGCGGCTTGAAGAGGTGGTAAAATGTGCTCACATACTCTCCGGAGTTCACTTGGTTCATAATTGAACTCAACGCCACACATGTAGCAGGTTTTGTTCCCTTTTGATCCCAACACTACTTTACATTGAAATTCGGCATTTGGCTGGTCCCACGCATATCGTGCCCGTCTGAGTTGCCCAAGTTTACCAATACTGATTTCCGGAAACATGATTTTGAAAAATGCGGCTGCCGATTGTCCTGCTAACAAATTGGACTGCTCAAGTTCAAATATCTGCGATTCTGTAAGCTTTATGAGAGGGCGGCTGGATGTGGTGAGTTTTACTATCGGACGACGAGCCGTGATGAATCCCTTAGTCTTTTTGAGTATGAGCTTACTTTTTGGAGGACTTTCAGAAGTTTTTGCCCCTCCACTCTTGACGTAAGGCGGAAAATAGCCTTCTTCAATAAGGGCATCAATATTCTCCTTTTTTAATGTCGGGTCTATCAACTTATACTCTTCTAAAATCAAACTACGAGCTGGCTCTTCATTAGCATTTTCAATTAAGTCAAAAATTAGGTCGGCCATATCCACTTGCTTAAGTTCCGGTTCCGGTTCCGGTTCCGGTTCTTNTGTTTTAGGTTCAGTTTCCTTAACGAATTCTTTATATTTTTCAACTGCGACCTCAAGGTTCTTCAGGTCTTTTTCTAGAACCGCTCTACCTCCCACCAACATTACTAACCCGCAATAATCTTTTCACTCATCGCGAACCACCCGACTGAAGCAGAAGTCGTCGGATACGAGCTTCTTGTTCTGCTCGGCGATGATGTGGGCCATACACTCCTCCGGGTTGGGATTCATGGTCTCCTTAAAGTAGGCTATGAGGTGTTCGCTAAGGTCCTTCTTGGAAAGGCCCCAAGGCTTCTTCCAGCCAGGGCGCTGGATCTTTATTGACGAACCGTCATCGTTGATGCGGAGCTCGTGGACGCTATCAAACTGCGGGTTCTTCACGATGTCGCCAAGCTCAATCTCCAGCGACCGGCGTTCCTGCCTCAGTTCATACACTCGGCCGTTCAGCTCGCGCAACTTGTTGTCCACATCCCGGTAGCTACGAATACAAGTCTTAAGATCCTCCATTGTTTCTGCGATTAAGTCTACGCGAATAACAAAATCCGTTTTGAAGATAAGGATGGATCCACGCGAAGTGGAGAACTTGAGAAANGTNTATAACCGAGAGCATCCAAAAGAACCCCCTATCGCAAAAGATGACGCAAAGAAGGTATGGAGCACAATTCAGAAGCGCTTGGCGAAGAAGTGTAGGGGCGGTGTGCCCCAATGTGTTTTGAACTCCATGATGTCCAGACCCGACGCGCCCGCCTCCTGGGAGAAAGACCCAACTGAATGGCTCTCGTCTTCGGACATAGACAAGATCCAAAAAGAATACTGTATGATCTTCCCGGCCTACAAATATCTTGGATGCGTGCCCATAGACTTTGATAAACAGTCTTCACTGGGAACTTGTTTGGTGGACTCGCTCTGTTCCATAAATATTTCGGAAATTCGAGAGGAAGGCTACAACCAAATCGGTATCGTTTTCAATACTGACGTGAGCACGGGACCCGGACAGCACTGGATCGCTGTCTTTTGCGATATCTCGCCAGAACTCGAATACCCCCGCATGACTTACTTTGACTCTTATGCGCACAAGCCGGAACCAGAAATTCAGCGTCTGATGAAGCGCTGGAAGGAGCAGTGGGACGCTTTAAAAGTTCACAAAAAAGGCATGCTTCTTTCCTACAACAAGACGCGGCACCAGTATCAGGACTCGGAGTGCGGAATGTATTGTTTGTATTTTCATTACTGCTGTCTGATGGGCGTTTCCATGAAGGAGCGTGTGCCGGATGAGGTTGTGAGAGGGTTCAGGGGAGTGTTATTTCATGTTGGTAAGAAATAATGGTGCCCCCGTCTGTCCAATACGGGCTAATAATTGTTTTAGTGCTGGGNATAGCTTATNCTATATGGGGAACGCTTCAGCCCTCAAAAGCGAAAGCCTTAGCAAAGGCCGAGCCCATCTTTAACACATACCCCAAAGTCACTCGCCTCGCTCCCTTAGGCTGCCCCCAACCTTCCACCTACCGNCTCTGCGACTTTTACGTCGCTTCTTCTTCCTACTCCGTGTTTCCTGGAGCCCAAATCTATGACTACATCTCAGACTCTATTCTGCCTTTAGTTATCAAGGCTGGGCCCCGTATGGTAGAATTAGATATTTATGCTGACGAAGACAAGAAGCCGGTAGTGGGTCTAAAAAANCAGAAATTAGGAGTTGATTATGCGTTTAACACTGTTCCTTTTCAGGCCTGCTGTATTTCCATTGCCAACAACGCCTTTAACAGCATCGTGAGCCCCGTGAGCAGCGACCCTTTTATTTTGAGTTTGGTGTTCCATACCAACATTTCTACTACCATTGATGCCTGTGCCGAGATTTTAAAGACAACATGCCGCCCTTACTTGTTTGACTACTCTTTTGGATACCAGCGCCGCAACCTTGCGATTGAGCCGGTGTGTAATCTCCAGAACAAGCTCATCATTGTTTCCGGAAAAGAAGTCCAGGGCACAATGATGGACGAGATGGTTAATTTNTCGTGGGCCACCGCTAATTTGCGCCGCCTCACTTATACGCAGGCCGCCCAAACTTACGATAGCGAAGAACTGATTGACTACAATCGCGACAACATCACCATGGTCGTGCCNGATATNGGNGANGATCTCAGAAATAATAATGCCGAAATCCTGTTTACTTACGGATGCCAGTGGAACATGATGTCCTACGGGTCAACAGATAGCATGATGGAGTTCTATATCGGCCATTTCCAGGAGAACAGTATGGTTCTAAAGCCCGAGGCTCTGCGTGGCAAGAAGCCTCCACAACTCAAGACGCCGACCATGCCCGACCCCGTTGTCTCTTTCCAACCCATGCAGCAAATCACACCCATCTACAACATCACCNNNTNAGCATAAAATCTGCGTATCTAATTAAAATGGCGAACCCCTGGCTCACGCACGTAAAGTCCACGATGGCGAGTATGAAGAAGGATGGAAGCTACAAGAAGGGCGACGGCCTCAAGAAGGTGATCATGGAGGCGAAGAAGACGTATGGCGGCAAGAAGACGCAGCGGCGCAAGACCCGTCCTCGCAAGACTCGTCGTCGTGGTGGGAATTAAAAAAATGCCTATGACTAACATATAAAGGAAATGGGTGGCGGTCTATTACAACTTGTCGCATATGGAGCCCAGGACGCGTACATCTCCGGCAATCCCCAGATCACCTTCTTCAAGGGGCTCTACAAGCGCCACACGAACTTCGCGATGGAGCCTTTCCGCGTGAATTTTTCGGGCCAGGCTTCGTGGGGAACTAAGCAGTCGGCCATCATCGGTCGCCACGCTGACCTGATGTATTCCACTTACCTCGAGGTCGTTCTAGAATCTGGATACTACAATAACGACCAGGGCCGTCTTGGATACAATCTTTTGAAGTATGCCGAGCTGGAGATTGGTGGACAGCAGATTGATCGCCTGTATGGTGAGTTTCTCTACCTGTGGGACGCCCTGACCCTCAGCGCCACGAAGTCTATCAATGCCTGGCAGATGGTTGGAGGTGCTGCGTCTTCGCCTGGCGTTCCTACCTCAGGAAATGGAGTTCAAATGGGCGGTGAGACCTTCTGTAACGTAGGCAGTGGCAAACCTTCTCTGCCTAACGATGTCCTTTACATCCCCCTCTACTTCTACTACACCCGTAACCCTGGCGCGGCTCTCCCTTTAATTGCGCTCCAGTACCATGAAGTAAAGATCAACCTTCTGTGGAATGAGACGGAGTTCATCGCTGGCAATTTTACCGCTGTGAACCAGTATAACTCTCCTGGCGCACCTACCCAGGCTCCTCAACCCATCCAGGCCGCCATCTATGTGGACTACATTTATTTGGACACCGAGGAGCGCCGCCGCATGGCCCAGCAGAGCCACGAGTACCTCATTGAGCAGACCCAGTACAACGAGGACAAGGGCATCTCTTCTTACAACAACCGCATTGACCTGACCTTCAACCACCCCGTCAAGGAACTCATTTGGGTCGTCCAACCTTCCTACTTCACAAACTGCAACCTTTCTAGGAAACTTAGCCGGAGCAGGCTTCTCCCTTTTACTTACAGTCA